TAAGGAAATTGGATGAAACCTTTACGTGAAACATTAACATTTGACCAAGCTAAACTGGTTTTAGAGTCTGCTAACGATGGTAAAGATCTTTACATGAAAGGTATTTGCATACAAGGTGGCGTGAAGAATGCTAACCAGCGTGTTTATCCTGTAAATGAAATCGGTAGGGCTGTCAAAACTCTAAATGACCAGGTCACCGGTGGGTATTCAGTTTTAGGTGAAGTTGATCATCCAGAAGGCCTTAATATTAATTTAGACAGAGTAAGCCACATGATCACAGAAATGTGGATGGAAAATAATGACGGATACGGTAAGATGAAAGTTTTACCAACTCCTATGGGAAACCTAGTTAAAACAATGCTTGAGAACGGAGTTAAGCTAGGTGTTTCGTCAAGGGGTTCCGGCAGTGTTAAAGAAGACGGCAGCGGTGAAGTTTCAGATTTTGAAATCATTACAGTTGATTGTGTAGCCCAGCCAAGTGCGCCTGGTGCATACCCGACTCCTATTTATGAACATTTGATGAATACTAGGGGCGGTGCACAAGCATTTGCATTAGCTGAGGCAGCTAAATATGATAGCAAAGCACAAAAATATTTAAAAGAAAGCTTATTAAGAATAATAAGCGGACTGAACTAACAAGGAGATTTAATATGTTGGATACATTAAAGTCACTCTTTGAGAGCAATGCACTTTCAGAAGAAGTTAAGGCAGAACTACAAGAAGCTTGGAATGCGAAGATTAAAGAAAATCGCCAACAAGTGACATCTGAACTTCGTGAAGAGTTTGCGCAAAAGTATGAACACGACAAGCACACAATGGTAGAAGCTATTGATAAAATGCTTGAAGAACGTTTAGCTGAGGAAATTCAGGAATTTGCTGATGACCGTAAGCAACTAGCAGAAGCAAAAGCAAAGTACGCGAAGTCAATGCGTGAACATGCTGCTCTTGCTAAACGTTTTATTAGTGAACAACTAAAGCGTGAAGTATCTGAATTACACGAAGATCAGAAGAAAGCAGCTAGAAAGTTTGAGCAGCTTGAAGAGTTTGTAGTAGAGTCATTAGCTGGTGAAATTACAGAGTTTTACGAAGACAAGAAAGATTTAGCAGAAACTAAAGTTAAACTAGTGCGTGAAGCAAAAAGTAACCTTGGTAAGGCTAAAAAGCAATTTGTACAACGCAGTGCACAAGCAGTATCAAAAATGGTTGAGAAGACTCTTAAGAGAGAAATTTTACAACTTAAAGAAGATATTGACGATGCTCGCAGAAACGATTTCGGACGTAAACTATTTGAAGCATTTGCAAATGAATACTCAAGTAGCTACTTAAACGAAAAAAGTGAAACTGCAAAACTTCTTAAAATAATTAACACTAAAGAGAAGCAGATTGCAGAAGCAAAAGTAATCGCACGTAAGGCAACGCAAATTGCTGAGGCCCAAAAAGGTCAAAACAAGAAGCTTGCTGAATCATCAAGACGTGAAAAGATTATTAGAGATTTAACTGCACCATTGAGTAGAAGTGAACAGGGAGTAATGGTTGACTTGCTTGAAAGTGTACAAACAGACCGCTTACAGAAATCTTTTGAAAAGTATTTGCCTAACGTTATAAGTGAGAACACATCACGTAAGCCGAAAGGTACACAAGTACTATCAGAAGGTAAAGAGGTAACAGGTAATAGACCTAAAACAACAATGACACAAAAAGCAGACGATTCAAACGTATCAGATATACGCCGTCTTGCTGGACTGAACTAAAGGAGATTATGATGTCAGAACTATTAGAATCACGCTGGCAGGATACAAAAACAGCATTGCTTGAAGGCCTCAATGGCAACAAGAAATCTGTTATGGCTGCTACATTAGAAAACACTCGCAAGCACTTGACAGAAAGTGCAACTGCTGGTGCAACCTCCGCAGGTAACATCGCAACTTTGAACCGTGTAATTTTACCGGTGATTAGACGTGTAATGCCTACGGTTATTGCAAACGAGTTAGTTGGCGTTCAACCAATGACTGGCCCAGTAGGCCAAATTCACACATTGCGTGTACGTTACGCAGACGGCTTCAACAGTGCTAATGGTACTGATGTGAATGCTGGTGAAGAAGCACTTAGCCCGTTTAAGATTGCTGAAGGCTACTCAGGCGACTCTGCTACAGATAGAGCAGGTTCAACTTCCTCTTTTGAAGGTGTTGCTGGTAACAAAATGAGTATCCAAATCTTGAAGCAAACTGTTGAAGCACGCTCGCGTAAGCTATCAGCACGTTGGACTTTTGAAGGTGCTCAAGACGCACAAGCAATGCACGGTATTGATATCGAAGCTGAAATTATGGCTGCATTAGCACAAGAAATTACTGCTGAAATCGACCAAGAAGTTCTTAGTTCACTACAGAACTTGGCCGGCGCAGCAGCAGAAACTTACGACCAGGCAGCCGTTAGCGGTACTGCTACATTCGTTGGTGACGAGCACGCTGCACTTGCTGTTCAAATCAACCGTGTAAGCAACTTGATCGCTCAGCGTACACGTCGTGGCGCAGGTAACTGGGCTGTAGTTAGTCCGTTTGCATTAACAATTTTGCAATCAGCAACTACTTCAGCTTTTGCTCGTACTACTGAAGGTACTTTCGAAGCACCTACTAACACTAAGATGGTTGGTACTTTGAACAACGCAATGAAAGTTTATGTTAACACATACTCTTCTGATGCAGCACCAGTACTTATTGGTTATAAAGGTACTAGTGAATCAGACGCAGCGGCGTTTTATTGCCCGTACATTCCGTTGATGTCAAGCGGTGTTGTACTTGATCCTAACACCTTTGAACCAGTAGTTAGCTTTATGACACGTTACGGTTATGTTGAACTTGCGAACTCTTCAAGCTCACTTGGTAACGCGGCTGATTATTTGGGTAAAGTTGCAATTACAAATGGTAACGTTAGCTTTAGCTAATTGATACTTTTGGTAATATTACAAACCCGCTTTATGCGGGTTTTTTATTGACTTAATATAAATAAGTGCACAAGGCAGGCTTAAAGGTAGTATGATCTAATATGATAGAACAACTAAAAGATGTAGTAAGTTCAACAAATCCGAAAAAAGTTTCAAGTGTAGTTAAGTCCGATAACGAATTACATAACTGGGTCTTGGGGTATTATGGAAGAACATTATCTGAAAAGATTTACAACGCATTGCACCCTGGCAACAACGTGTGTATATATAATAAACAAAAGAAGTTTAATAGTATTACAAAAGGTTATCGATTCTGTAGTAGGGCAAACTTATGCAAGTGTGCAGCAGAGTCAGTTAGTAAAAAAGTTTCATTAGCTAAGGCTAACATGTCAACTGTTGAAAAGGAAAGCACACAGATAAAAAGGAAAAAGACTACGTTAAAAAGACATGGCGTAGAAAATTCAGGTCAAACAGAGACTGCTATTTCAAAGCATAAAGATTTTTATACTAATGAAATGTTATCATTAGAAACAGTTAAAAAAGTACAGCAAACAAAATTAGAAAGATACGGCACAGAAACTTATAACAACCCCTTTCAAATTAAAAAAACATTTAAAGAAAAAGATACACTTTATTGGGCAAATAGATATAAAGACAAAGACATTGAGAGTTTACATTCTATTGAAACACTAACAAAAATGTTTAATACAATGTCAGTATATGATATAGCTGATACGTTAGCAGTTCATATACAAACAGTTTATCGATATCTTAATAAGCATAAAATCAAACAACCGTTTAAAAGTATAGAAGAAACAGAAGTAGTTAACTATATAGAAAGTTTAGGTATTACTAACATCATACAAAATAGTAGGTCAATTATTCCGTCAAGAAAGGAATTAGACATATATTTGCCCGAATATAACATTGCAATAGAATATAATGGTGTTTATTGGCATCATGATAATATAGATCATATTAATAAGAGTTATCATTATAACAAGTATAAAGAGTGCAAAGAGTTAGGAATTCAATTAATTACAATATTTTCACCATACTGGAAGTCAAAGAATTCTATTGTAAAAGGATTTTTAAAAAATAAACTTGGTTTACAAACACAAAAAGTGTATGCAAGAAAATGCTACATAAAAGAAGTTACATCAACTGAAGCTAAAGAATTTTTAAATAATAATCATATTTTAGGTTACACCCCTTCTAGCATACGCATAGGATTATATGACATTAATAAATGCCTAGTATCGTTAATGACCTTTAGTAAGAGTAGAATTGCTATTGGGAAAAGTGAAAAAGGATATGAGCTAGTTAGGTATGCAACATCAATGCAAGTCACTGGCGGTGCCTCAAAGCTTCTTAAGAATTTTGAAAAAAAATATAGTCCTGAATTAATAGTATCATATTCTGATAATG